TTCATAGAAGTTCTTATTACTTTTTCATAGAATAAATCTAAATATTTTCTTGCAAAACTTTTAGGTAGATCCCAATCTGATTTTGAAACCCATTGAAACGGATTATTTGGCATCTCATCAATTAAGCTTAAAAGCTCTGTTTTATAAAATTTGTGCTCTGCTACATTCATTTTTATAATCTCCGATTCTATTTTTTTAACTTCCACCGACTTGATCCCATGAGCCAGTTGTTGAATTCCATTCATATATTTCACCATCATCAGGATAAGCAATTGGTGCTTCCCAAAGACAAGTATCTTCATTTAATGTCCAATCAGGATAAGGTTGCTTTGGTATAAAAGCATCTCTCGCTTCATCATAAGTCATACCTATAGATGCAGCATTTTTTCTAAATGGTTCTCCACCTGAAGAATTTACTCCACCTTTTGTTTCTGGTGAATATTGTTTATAAATACCATAAAGATCATTATGAAGTGTTCTTAAAAATTCTACTCCAGCTTCTTCAGTAGTTGCAACATCATCATGTACTACCTCTACTTTTATTACTTTATTTCCAATACCTAATTTTGCAAAATGTGCCATTATGCTGTGTAACTCCCACTTCCTGTAAATTTTATAACTTTATAACTACCATCATCCGTAACAGTTGGTGAACCTGTTGTAGTTCCTGAATAAACTGATGCTAACAATCTTAAAATAACAACGCCATCTCCGCCATTACCATTTGGACCACCGCCTCCACCACCAAGACCGTCTGTTCCGTTTCCACCATTTCCTTGAGGATAGTTTCCACCATTTCCTCCGCCTCCAGATCCGCCAGTTGCCGTTGAATAACCTTGTCTTGATCCACCAGCACCACCACCAGCGTATGTTACAGATGAGCCTGTTATAGAATTTGCTGCTCCAGTACCTCCATTAGCAGGAGAACCTGTTGAACTAGCCCCTACAGCACCTTTGCCGCCACCGCCTCCGCCATGATTATCATTGTTAGCAGAGCCACCATTATTACCTTGACCAGATGTTCCGTTACCACCTTGGTTTGTACCTGAACTAGCATTGGCTCCTCCGCCTCCACCAGACCCTCCGTTTGTTCCAGCAGCATTGTTTCCTACGTCATGATTACCACCATTACCACCGCCAACCGTTGAGATTGTTGTGCCACCTGGTAATCCAGATCCAGCTATGGATGAAACTCCTCCAGTATCTCCTTGCGTTGAACTCGTTTGTCCTGAACCAACAGTAATAGTATATGTAATTCCTCTATCTATCTGTACCGAAGTAGCAGAAACCATTCCTCCAGCTCCTCCGCCGCCTCCGATTGTGCCGCCTCCGCCACCGCCACCAGCAACAACTAAATAATCTATTACTGCTATTCCTGTTTTATCTGTAGTGCCTTGATCCTCTACAGGAGTCCAACCATAAGTCGTACCTGAATAAACAATATCCACAACAGTTCCAATTATACTATACTCAGGGTTAGGAGTGGTGTTACTTTGAAATTTAAGTGAGTTTTGATTTATAAAAAATGAATTAGAATTAAATGTTCTAGATGCATCTACAAAAACTATTCTATCTCCAACACTTGCAGATCCTGGTAATGTTGCTGTTACCGTGTTAGAAGTTGTGTTTACCCAATAAGCTTCATTTGCAGCAGCATTAAAATTAGCATTTTTTATTGAAGACTGCCAAGAAATTCCTGTTGCAATTGTAGTTGATCCACCTAAAGAAACGGCTGAGCCATTGATAGTAATAGCTGAGTTTGCTAATTTAGAATTAGCAATTGATCCAGCAAGTTTATCATTTGTAACTGCACTGTTATTTATTTTTGCCGTTGTTACAGCGTTACTAGCAATTTTTGCTTCGACTACTGAACCGTCTGGTAATGTAAATGTACCAGATGATGCATCAAAAGTTGCACCTGCAGGCACTGAAATAGTATCACCATTCTCACCAAGTTGTAATGATGTTCCTGACTGTGGTATTACCTTATCTACTTCTATCTGACTCATTATAATATTACCAATGTTCCTGTTACTGTAACGGTATTTGATACTGTTACTGGTCCTGCTAAAACTCCTGAATCCATAGTTTGTGTATCAGAAATTGTAGAAGAATGTGTGTTAATATATGTTGTTGCTGTCATACTTGCAGACGGAGCTCGTTTTGCAGGGTAAGTGCAAAATACAGTTTTAGTTCCTGCTGTAAAATCTACTTTGTTATCTGAATTTGAAGAGGAGATAACGGTAGTTCTTGAAAGTGTATCAGGTGATGCATCTGTTACAGTTCCAATACCGACCTCAAACTCAGAAGTTCCATCGTGAGATATACAGTAGAACGTACTATTTGTAGTTCCAATACCAGCAACAAAAGTTTCAAAACCTGTTTCAGCTGTAGCCGATAGGTTTATTGTTCCTGTGCCAGTAGACGTACTTGTCTGTTTAACTCTGTCGTTAAGTACAAAAGCCATTTAATTAATCCTCTATTACGCGTCGCCTAATCTAATAATAGCATTTGAAGCATCAGCAGTAGGAAACTGAATAACAAAGTCTCCATTAGTTGCTGTTTTATTGCCACCAAAATCTAAAACTAGTACAAGCTCGTTTCCGCCTCCAGTTGATTTGTATATCGCAGCTCCTGCAGCAGTTAACGTAACAGATGGAAAAGTTAAATCAGCAAAGTCAACGAATGCAGTTGTTGTTCCTGCAATTCCGTTATTTGTTAAATCTTTACCACCCGCTGGATAAGATGTTCCACTTGGGTTAACTTCACCGTTTCCTGTTCCTGATAAGAATACAGTTGAGGTTACGCTGTAGCCACTTATGCTAGTATACAAAGCACACTTGAAAGTGTTTCCTCCATTTCCAGAAGTGTCAAAATTAAAAGTTCCTTTTAACAAGCCGGACTTGAAAGAATTAGGTACTATGTTTGCCATACTTTATATCTCCTTATTATGGTGATGGTGATTTTATACTGTTACGAATAACACCATCTTGATATTCGTCCCTTCTTCTTCTACCTTCTTGTTCAATAGAATATGAAGCTGCAGCTCTCTTATATGCCGCTTCGTAGTATTGTAACATATCCACAGGACCTTTCAAGTATCCATATGCTTCTACGAGTGAGGCGTATAAAAGTAAGTCTTGGTACTTATTAGATAAGTAAGTCCCAGTTCCACTTTTTGTAGCGTCTGTAAGACTAACTGGCTGTTTCATATAAGCCAAAGTTATCTCATAAGTAGCATTTGGAGTAGGTGCTACTACCCAAAAGTTTGCATCCCAGTTAGCGTAATACTTTGGTATCCCAGAAGCTGTGCTTGGTGTATCGTAAAACGCTGCCATATAACTGGTGTCTTTTTTCTCTAAGAATGTTTGTGTGTTTGGAGTTACGTTCGTATCCTTTAGTTGAACGTATCTAATGTTTCTAAGATCAGATGGAATTGTTACGTACCTATTTCCAACAGCTAAGTTAGATGTAGCGTAATGTCTGTTGTCATCTGAGTCTATCTCTCTATAAATTCTGTTTTCTGCGTTTTGAATAAATCTATTAACAACTGCAGTTGTTAGAACACCGCTATCAACTTCTGTGTAGTTTCTAATATCGTCTGTTATATTTGTTAAAGTATATGCCATTATGCGTCTAGAGTTACTGGTCCTGCTGTAACTGTCATGCCTCCTGCGTCTTCTGTTATAGTAGGGGTTGACCCTAATGTAAATGTATACTTATCTGTAGTAGTAACTGTAATTGTAAAACCAGATCCGGCTGTATAAGCTGTTGAAGCTAGTCCTCCTGGAGAACCTTCTATATTTCTAAATCTTACGGTATCGTTTGTAGATCTTCCATGATTTATTTCTGTGACAGTTATTGTTGTAGACCCACTAGTTATTGTAAAAGGATTAGACCCTAACAATCTTGCAACTGCTGGCTCGACTCTATCAGGTCTTGCATTACGTAAACCTTGTGGATCAGCTGTAAATCTTTTTGGTTCTAATTGTGGATGTTTCTTTTCAAACTCTGAAGTATGAACTTTTGCACCATTCCATTCTATTCTCATTTCTTTATATGGAAACTCCATCCCAGATCGATCAGATATAAATTTTGCATACTTACCTACGGCCATTAGTTAACCTCCGTAAAATAAGAATTAGGTGTGATAAAAGAACTAGAAGGAGAACCATCTTCTTGTAAAGCTCTTTTAAACTCATCTTCATAATATAATTTAAATTCTTGTGTTCTTTGTGGTGCATATTTTTGTGATAGATAAAAAGTTAAACCTGCTACCATACAAGGCACAAATCTATATGGAACATCAGTTGCATTAGTGTAAGCTCCTGCATCTTGTATTCTTTTTACATAATAATAATTTAAAAATTTACCTGCCTGTGATGCGCCAGGTGTTTGATATAATGTTATTGTAATTCTATCTATTAATCTTTGAACAAAGTATTGTGATGGTTGACCTGTAGAAGTTTTATTTGATAAAGCTTGATATGCAGATCTAGCTATTTTAGTTAATGGTGTATCGACATCGTTATCTCTATAACTAGCTTCTAATACATCATCAACACCATATACAGCTGTTGCACTTGAAGTACCGTCTCCTGCTGATCTAAACATTGTGTAAACAGCTTGTCCGTTTACTAAAGTAATATTGTTATTTGCAACTTGCCAATAATGAATTCCACGATTAGCCCATTCTTGAAACATTATATTGAGAGATCTTCTAGAAGTTTTTAATTGATATCCAGTAACATTTTGAATACCCATTCTTTCAAAAGACTCTTCTATAATTTCATCAATAGAAAACCCTTTCTCAAACGTGTGTGTTCCAGAGGTTGTGTTTGCCATTTAGCCTCCTACTTATCTATAACAACAGTAACAGTAGCGTTTGTAAGTGTTTGCACTGACATTCCGCCTTCAAACAATATTCCATCTTCAGCTAAGTTATAAGAAAAAACATCTCCTGCTGGTACATCAACTTGAAATTGATCTACTGCATTTCCATCTCTTAATATAACAGTTCCAGCTGAACCAGTTGAAGCTAAAATAATTCCTCTTAATCTAGTTCTTCCTCCAAATATAGTCCCTGCTGATGTTCTTCTAACTGCTTTTACATCACTTTTCATTATCCAGTGTATCCTATAGTTACGGAGTCTGTTGTAGTTAAATCTAAATAAACTCCTGTTTTAAATCTTATACCAGAACCAGGAATCATTATATCTAATCCTTCACTACTAAACTTAGCTTGAAACTCTACAGGTCCACCTGTTCCAGTTCCATCATGTAATTTTACCAAACAGTTAGTTCCACCATGTGCTTGTATATAAGTTACTCGACATGGTCCTAAATTAGTTGAACCACCTGTAATAGTTTTAAAATTTCCATCTGCCGTTAGTGTAGTGAACTTTTGATCACTTAAAAACGATCCTCCACCTGCCATAATATTCTCCTTGAATTTGCATGGGGCCTAAGCCCCATACTAAATTATTTATTACGCTTCTTTAGCAAATACACCTTGTACATCAACAATCGTCCAGTGTGTTGATGAGTTTAAAGATGCACATACTACGAAGTCACCAACTTTTGATGTAGCTTTTGTATTAATAATATCTTTGTTATCTGTCAAAGATCCAGCATACAAAATACCATCGTTAGCATTTGGGCTAATTGTTAATGCATTAGTTCCATCAGGAGCTGTATTTACAAATGTAAATATTCTTCCGATAGAAATTGCAGGTAAAGTGAAAACTACACCATCAGTAGATGATGTAAACGTTTTACCAGAATCTGCATTCTGCACCGAGTAGTTAGCTGATTTGTTTTCTAGATTGAATCCAGTAACGCCTGACTCGTTAAACTTACCTTGCAGAACTGGTCCTCTAAACAATGTTTTTGCCATAGTATTATCCTCCTAGTTTTATCGAACGCAGTCTCTAGGCCGTCGACTATACTCGTCTACGTTCTGATTAATTGTATAGTGTGTTTTTTATATACTAGATTTGAGTAGAGCGCAAGAGAGCTCC